AATGAAACGTACGAAGATTGAGGCGGATGATATATTGCGCAGGCTTATACGTATCGCTGAAAGAACAGAACAAGAGGGCGATTATAATGCTGCCATCCGTTCCCTAGAGCTTCTTGGTAAACACCAGGCTTTATGGACAGATAAAAACATCACGGAGATTACAAATGCATTTGCCACTGGTAACAGTGATGAGGATATCCAACGTGATGTGGAGCGCTTACAAAAAATAGCCGCCCCAAAATTAAAAATAGTAAAAGGAAAATAACATGGCAATTAAAAACAGTAAAACAAACATACCAAAAGAACAAGACGGAAAAACCGGTCAACAAATGGCAGATAGTGGTAGATTTAAAGCAACATCTCCATATCCTACACAAATTCCAAAAGAATTAGATCCTTATGGTGAAATGGCAAAAAAATTAAGAGATGCCTTAAAAAAGGTTAAAAGCTAAATAACATGACAAACATGAAATCAATGCCAGGCGTTCCAAAACGCCCTAAGCCTTCCAAAGAAGAAATGAAAAAAATGATGGAAGACAAAAATCTTTACGGTCGTCCTTATACAAAACCACTGCCTAAATTTTTACAAAAACTTATGCCCAAAAAATCCGGCGCAGGATATTCAGGAGATTAACATGCCAGTAGATAAAAAATTAAGGGAGCCAATTCCTGGTCGACCAATAAAACCAGGTTTTGTAAAGCCCAAGAAAAAGAAGCCAACAGGCGGGATGGCTAGTCCTGGATCTGGAAGAAACAGAAAAAAACTTACCCCAAAAAAACCTAACATAAGAAAAGTTACTGGACCTACTCCAACTTACAAACCTAACATGGCACAAGTTGCAGGCAAGAAAAAAGCTAAAGGCTTAACTAAAAAAAATAACTCAGCAGTAGCTTCACCAAGTAAACCTGCTAAACCAAGTAAACCTGCTAATCCTTTTAAAAAGAAAAAACCAGGGAGCATATACACATAATGACAGGCCCAAAGAAAAAGAAAAAATTAGACAAAAATATAGTTACCCACAACGGTAAAAGAATGACAACTGAAGAAGCTAATGTTCAACATTATCAAGATCAAGTTAGACAAGCTTATGCCGATCATGCGGAAAAATCTAAAAAAGGAAGAGATCCACTATAATGCCAGATTCAGCAATAAGCAAAATGCAAAAAGGTAAACAGCCTATGCTAACTAAAAAACAAAAAACTCTACCAGATGCTTTAAAGAAAAAGATAATTGAATCTAAAAAATCCGGCGCAGGATATTCTGGTGATTAATAATTAAATTTATTTGGCTAAACAAAAACCCCCTCCCCCTAAAGAAGAGCCGCCCAATCCTCTAGATGAGTTTTGGGAACAGTTGGGGTGTGATCCAAAGACCGGCAAAACTAAACCAAAAGTATAGGAGTACTTATGAGACACCAAGGAAAAATGTTAACACCTGGATTAGATAAATATGATCCATCTAAACCATTAGCTGATTTTGCAAAATATCTAGCTTTATGGGGGCACCATGCGTATGTCATTGTCGAAGGAAGATAGAGACGCAGCCACCAGATTAGCCATACTAACCGCACGTGATGATTTGCTTGCGTTTATTATGTTGATGAATCCTGGCTTCAGTGTAGGCCCGCATCACCGAGTCTTGTGTGATGAACTAATGAAACTTGAGAAGAACGATATAGATCGTCTCATGATTTTTATTTCGCCTCGTGCTTCTAAATCTTTAATTACTTCTACATACTTTCCGGCCTGGGCTTTAGGTCGTAATCCATATTGGCAAGAGATAGCTGTATCTCACAGTGATGACCTTGCAACTCGTTTCGGTAGATCAATTCGTGATATAATAACTTCGGTTGCATATCAAACGATCTTTCCTAAAATAAATATTCGTAAAGATAATCGCTCGGCAAACAGCTGGGCATTAGAACACAACAAGAATCAAGCTGGTTCGTTTCTCGCGGCCGGTTCTGGTTCTGGTATTGCAGGTTTTGGTGCCCATCTAGCTATAATTGATGACCCTATATCCGAGCAAGATGCTTATTCAAAGACTCGAAGAGAACATTTGAATAACTGGTACGCCTCAGGACTACGTACAAGGCTTATGCCTGGTGGTAAAATCGTGCTAGTGATGACTAGATGGCATGAAAATGATCTAGCTGGTCACCTTTTAAAGGCAGAAGACAGCGGAGTTATGGCAGATAAGTGGTCTGTTGTTAGTATTCCTGCCCTAAATACTACAGAATCTAGTAAAAAGCTTAAAAAAGGCAGGGATGATCTCATAAATCAAGGGTATCTAACTGAAGAATACCCTAAAGTTAAACGTGGTGAGTCCTTTTGGCCTGCATCTGACCAGAAAGATGGGTTCTGTTGGACTACTGAAGAGCTTATTCGTACTAAAAACAACACCCCACCCTTTAAATTTGATGCATTGTACATGCAAGCACCCACAAATGAAGAAGGTGGCATCATTAAAGACAAATGGTGGCAGGAATGGGACAAACCTACCCCACCAGAGTGTGAATATATCATACAATCGTGGGATACTGCGTTTTCTACCCGTACTACAGCCGATTATTCTGCTTGTACTACGTGGGGAATCTTTAATTCAGGTTTTGATATGCCTAATGTTATACTATTGGGGGCAGAAAGAGGTCGATGGGACTTCCCAACCTTACGTGAAAAGGTAGTTTCTAAGTTTGAAGAGCATGATCCTGATACAGTACTGATTGAGAAGAAAGCTTCTGGTCAATCTTTAATTCAAGACTTACGTATGACTGGTATTCCTATCCAAGACTACCAACCTGATAGAGATAAAGTAGCAAGAACTTATGCTATCACTTCATTGTTTCATAACGGCAGAATTTATGCCCCCTTCTCAAAGGCATGGGCTAAAGAAGTTATGGATGAAGCAAGAACCTTTCCATCAGGGGCACATGATGACTACATGGATACCTTGACTCAAGCTTTATTATGGATTCGTAATGGCGGATACGTTACACACAAAGATGACACGTGGCTTGACAAAGCGGAAGAAAGTATTTATAATAGAAACCGTAGAGCATATTATTAATACGGAGACTTAAAGGAATTAAAATGGCAATCGAAAAAGTTATTACTCCAGATTTGGAAACACCAACAGTTAAAATACCAACTGACGAAGATATACAATTAGACGAAGCAGGTAACGCAGAAGTAACTCTGCAAGACGATCAAGCCATGGCTGAAGCCGAAGCTATGGGCTTAATGGATGACATGATGATGCCAATGGCAACTGAACATGATGCTAATCTGGTTGAGTTTATGGATGAACAAGACCTTGCAGAATTTGCTGATGATATGTTCGAAGGTTATCAAACTGACAAAGAAGCTCGTGGAGAATATGATGAGATTGCAGAAGATGGTGTTAACTTATTAGGATTATCTTACGATGATTCTAGTCAACCCTTTCCTGGTGCATGTGGATCTACACATCCAGTACTTGCACAATCAGTAGTTAAGTTTCAAGCTAAAGCTTTTAAAGAATTATTTCCAACTGAAGGCCCGGTACGTACTCGTATTATGGGTGTGCAGTCCGATCAGAAATTACAACAAGCCAATCGTGTTAGAGATTTTATGAATTGGCAAACCCAAGTTCAAATGCCAGAGTATGGACCTGAACTTGATCGTTTATTATTTCACGTAGCTTTATATGGCTCGGCATTTAAAAAAACTTATTGGGATGCGACTTCCAATAGGCCTCGTACTGAATATGTTAAGGCTCAAGATTTTTATGTAGACTACTATGCATCTAATTTAGAAACTGCAGAACGTTTTACACACAAATATACATTGTCAACAAATCAAATTAAAAAATTACAACTTGCTGGATTGTTTGCAAAAGATGTAGACTTTTCAGAAGACGCAGAAATATCAGAGTCAGCTGCAGAAGATGCGGCAAATGAAGCTGTTGGATTAAGCAAGCCTGGCAATAACAATGACAGAGTAGAGATTTTGGAAATGCATGTTGAAGCAGACGTTCCAGGTTTTGAAGATGAGTCTGGTGTAAATCTTCCGTACATTGTATACATGACAGCAGATCAAAAAGTTTTATCTATTAGAAGAAACTGGGATGTTGAAGATCCATTTAAGAAAAAGAAATTATATTTTACCCATTATACTATGATACCTGGATTAGGTTTTTATGGTTATGGTTATCTACATTTGATAGGCGGTCTTACTAAGACTGCAACTTCTTCAATGCGCCAGCTTATTGATGCTGGTACATTTGCAAATTTACCAGGTGGATTTAAAGCTCACGGATTACGTGTCTTAGCACCCGATGAGCCAATCGCTCCTGGTGAATGGAGAGAAGTAAATAGTCCGGCTGGTGATCTTGGAAAGTCTCTACAACCTTTGCCATTTAAAGAACCGTCAAGTACATTATTTAACCTAATGCAATATGTAACTAACGCCGCTCGTGAGTTTGCAGATGCCACAGATAATGTGGTAGAATCTGGAAGCAATTACGGACCAGTCGGAACCACTATGGCATTACTAGAACAATCTAGTAAACTATTCGCAGCAGTACATAAACGTATGCACGAAGCTCAAACTAAAGATTTAAGAATTCTTTGCAGACTTGACCAAGAATATTTACCGGAGTCTTATCCTTACGAAGTAGCAGGTGGGGCACAACAAGTATTTAGCCAAGACTTTAATTTAAAAAGTATTGATGTAATACCTGTATCAGATCCTAATATGCCTACTGAGGCACATCGTATTGCTAAGATAAATGCAATTATGTCTATAGCTCAACAGAATCCTGGACAATATAATATGCAATTAATTAGTCAAGAATTATTTTCTGCTATGGGTGTTGAAGATCCTAAGAGATATTTAGCCCAATCACAACCTCCTTTTACTGGAGATCCTATTACTGAAAATATGGCAGCTATGAAAGGGGCACCTTTAAAAGCTTCCATAGAACAAAACCATGATGCACATATTATTGTACATGGTACTATGCTACAAAATCCTGCATACAATGAAAATCAACAAATGAAACAAATCTTGATGTCACACATTCAAGATCACCTTTCACTTAAGTATAGACAAGAAATGGCACAGATGATTCCTGATCCACAAATGCAACAAATGATTATGTCCAATCCACCTCAACAACAACCAGGACAACCCAAACAACCGCCACCAAAATTGCCGCCTGAATTAGAAAATCAAATAGCAATGATGGCAGCTAATGCAGCGGATTCAGTATTACAACTTGATGAAGAAAAAGCTAGAATTATGGCAGGTGAAAAGAAAGATCCACAGATTGAATTACAAGAAAAAGATCTTGCTTTACGTGCACAAAAAATGATGAACGATTTAAAAGTGCATGAAGATAAGATGGCATTAGAAGAAGCTCAAACAATAATTAAAGATGAGAATACCGATGAAGATCGTGAACTACGTAAAGAAAAAATTATGATAGATCAAATGAATAAAGAGAGTGAAATGAAACAAGAGTTAGTTGAAAAAGCTATGGACGTTGCTGCACAGACAGGAGCTAGTGCTATAAAAATTAGTGGAGATATCTAATGATTTGGTATTTAACAGTGATGTTAACATATGCTGGACTGGATGAATCCCAATTTACTAAATGGCAAGCTCATATATTCAAAGATGATCAAGAATGTCACAAGTTTGTTTACGATAATAAAGTTTTATTAGTAGATGGTTTACTAGAAAAATTTAGAAACGCAAACGGTAATGAATTAATAAGTTTTGAATTTTATTGTCAAGGCGAAACTTTACAGGAAGTTTGATGAAAGTATCTGAAAATACATCTATAAGTATGCCAGCTAGAAATTTAATTTCTATTATCGCTGCAGTTACTGTAGGTG